ATGCTCTTTTCCAATCTCCAGTTGTGCTTCCTACTGGATCATCGCCACTAACTGTATCTGATTGAACTTCATAATATATGCCATCGCTACCTAATACAATATCATTAACTGATTGAGTTGCTATTGTGCTTGTATTATATGTGAAAGTTGCATCATATCTACCTCTTACAGCTTTTGCTATTTGAGATAAGTCATCATCTATTAAATCATATCCTGCGGTTATTACTAAGTTAAATAAGTTATCAAAATTATCATTTTGAAATATTGACCTCACTATTGTTCCATCTAACGCAGAAGCTGTTGATGAATCTTGAAACTTTAGCCCTGCTGTCGCATTATCGACTAATTTTGGTCTTTGCATTTGTTTTCCTTTTTATGTGATTATCCCAAGTGGATTACCTGTTGTATTTCTACCCACAATAAACGGAGTATTTACATTTGCATTTGTATCATTATAAACTACTTGCAAATATGGCGGATTTAAATATGCTACTAAATCTTTGACTTTTGTAATATTACTCACATCATCAACATCTAAAAATTTAACATATAAAATTGCTCTAGTATTGTTAATTAATGGATCTCCGAGTCTATTACCTGTTGTACTTCTACCAACCATAAAAGGACTTACAACTGTACCAAATTCAATATTAGTTCCTATGAAGTTTGCAAAATCCTCAATGACTTCTTTTATATCAAAATCTTTATTTAAATATTCAACTATTATTCTTTGTATTTCGGCTCTTGTATATAAACCTTGTGTTAAAAGATAATCTTTAGAATGTTCAACTGCTAATACTGAACTATTTATTATATTAATATCGTCATATGATTGTTTAGCTTTATCGTATAATCTTGAAAATTCAACGCTTATTCCATCTATTAGATAATTAAAGTATGTTTGAAATATCCATATTTGACCTTTTGGAAAAAATCTTTTAATGATATCTGCAAATTTTACCATGTTATCGTTCCAACATCAAGAACTTCATCATCAGCTAAAGCTTGACCGCTTGATGGTATTGGTAAAACAAGTCTAGCACCTAATGTTTGAAGAAAATCCGATAATCCTAAAAATAGAAAAGTTGTATTTGGTTTTTGAGTTAGATACATATAATCTCTTATAGATTGCTCTATAAATGCTTGATTTTCTGCATTATCTATAGCTAGTTGTATTGTATAGTCTTGACTTACTATTGTTGGTAGAAAATATTCAACTTCAATATAAGATGGAACTGTTTCATTATCTATAAAATGTTGCTCTACTTCATCGATATCGGCTTGAACTGGTACACCATTATTGCTAAAAGTTAATATCGTAATTCCAAAAGTACCTGCACCATTTTTAATGCTTGATATGAAAGATGCTTTAACATTTGATACTTCATTAGCTACACTTTTATAACTATTATCATTGTCTATCTCTGTTGGTGCGCCATTTTTTTGTTTAGTTCTAGTTCTTACGCTCTCTATTGTTTCTTGATCTATTGCTCCATTAAGTCCTAATGTTGATATAGCTTTATTATCTACACCTATTATTGGATTTGATAAAAATAAATCTATATTTGCTAAAGTATTATTAACACTACCAGCTTCTACACTTTCACTATTTACATCTACATATCCAGTTGTTATCGTGCCATCTTCAATAGTTATATATTCTAATTCATTATATATTAAAGTTGTTCCTGTTGGAACTAATGTTGTATCGATACCAGTAAATCTAATTATACCCTCTGATACTGTTGGCTCTTTTCTTGCAATATTTTTCAATGGTGCGAAATAGCTTAAAACTCTATCCTTAGTACAAGTAGTTAAAAAACTATCATTTAAAATTCTATCAAGATATATATATAATAATTGAAAAGTTGCTGCAAGTGTATTTGATAATTGTTCAAAAAATGATTTTTTTAATGGAGTTATTGCGTTTTTGAAAGATGATATAAAGTCGTTGTAGATTCTATCTTTTAATTCTTTAATTGTCATTTTGCAATTCCGTAATTTAAAGTGGAGTAGTTTTCATACTCGTTTTGTGTATTATACCTAAATTTAATCCAATATTTCAAGATTTTCATCTAAAGAGTAAATTAAATTATCACTATTCTCTGAATCTGTTGTAAAAGTTATTTTTATATCGAGTCTATTTCCTGCTTTTTCAGTTAATATTTCTATGTTAGTTACAATTCTATCATCTAATAACCATTGCAAAGCTTCCAATAATCCACTCTCGTAATCTTTGATATTGTCATCACTTAGTTTATCAACATTATAATTTTTATTACCCAATATTTTACCATCAATTTGAGTGCCTATTTGTCTTTGACTTGCATCTGTAAAGATTGATAGCATTGAAGCTGTTATGTATGTATTATCTTTTTGCAAATCGTTATTTTCTACAACAAAATCAAATAATAAATCTAATTCCAAATCTTGTTTTTTTAAATATATATCAGCCATTTTATGTTCCTGGTGTTGGTGGTGTACCAAATGATGCGGTTAAGTGTGAACTTAATCCCACGCTTGTTGATGGACTTGCTGATTTAGCTGTAACCTCTCCATCTGAATCAATATTCCCTGTTACTGTTAAATCTCCATCTATTGCTATTGTTGAGCCTTTTATGTTTATATCACTACCCTCTAATTTAATAGTAGTTCCCGATTCATTATATATAACTGTATCGCCACTTGCAATATCAATTATACTTGCAATATGCTCATTTGCGATAACTATATTTTCATTCCCTATTTTAGCAACAATACATCTTGAATCAATAGGTGCTTTTGAATTGAATCCAAAATTTCCCACTTTAAAAGCATCTTCAATGTTTCTAAGTGTTTTTAGTTGGAATTCTTGAAGTTCGCCATCGATTCCATTTACTTTAGTAACATTTCCTATTTTTAATAAATTTTCTATTTTGTCTTTTAAAAAATTAATCATTTGACTAGACATTATATAAATCCTTACTTACAAAAGTCACATTTGATATTGTACCACTATCACTTTTAGAATAAGTTATATCTTTAATTAAAAAGCTATTGTTTACTATTTCAGTTTCTAACTTTACAATAGTATTTATTTCTAAATCCCATCCCGTAACCACCGCTGTCAAACTTATTTCACTTACTTTATTATGGTTTAATTGCCATTTTGCTAAATCCTGATTGTCTTTATCCTCTGTATTTACTCCAACAAAAGGTTTAAATCTCAATACTGTATCATCATCTACACTTCCATCTGTTACATCTGTAACAATACCCTCTTTTTTATAAGTATATTTACTAAATCTTTTTGATAATTTTTTAGGATAATTTAACTCTTTAAAATCGCCATCTTTTAAAACTATTGAAGATTTGTTTTGTTGATTTTTTACAATCTCTATATTCCCGAAATTATCACTTATTGGAAGTGTATTAGTTTGCTTACAAAGTCTATTTATTGCATCAAAGTAAGTTTCTCCAACTTTAGTAATAAACACTTCTAATGGCTCTAATGTTAAACTTGATGATACACTAATTCCGAACGGTTTAATTAAATCGCTTATTATTTGTTTTATGTTTTGTTTATTGTATTGTTTATTGTCTGAAATATTACAATCTATTAAATCTCCAGCTTTACTTCTACCACTTATTGATAATGGTTTTTTAGTATCTGATATTCCGATATTCATATCATCCAGATATCCAGTAAAGAAAATTTTATCATCTTTCAATATTTTAATTAAATCATCATCTTTAATTGATATCCCATCGGCATTAAAAATATTCATAGAAAAATTATGTGCGATTGACTGAATGGATTTACTTATAGTTACATTTTCCCATCCGCTATATTTTCTATTATCAATCTTTAATTCAAGTTTCATCATCTATCCAAAAGCTTTAAATTACCACTTACAAATAATGGATCAACAATATCATTATTAATTAGCACCTCGCTAACTCTTGAAATATCATTATATTTTTCCATAGTTAAATTAAGTATATCAGTTGTTGCAATTATTGAATTATCTTTCAATTCTTGAAGTCCAGAATATTTTTGCGTGTAAAATTGTATGAATTCTTTTACTATCTCATGATATTTGTCTAGTAAGTTTTGTTTGTTGATAATATCATCAATTGGTGAATCGGCATCTATAATAATATCTTTTTCAAGTATTTCATAAATAGTTAATACATCATCTTTAATACTTCCAAAATCATCACCTACATTAAAATCAATATTTTCTAAATTAGATATTGCAGTTTGTGTCAATCCTGCAATTACTGTATTTGTATATGTTTGAGATTGTCTTATTGCAGATGCTTCGGCTTCGTTTTGTGAAGTTTCACTTGCTCTTTCTTCAATAATAGCTCTTAATGTATTTGTAAAGCTTTTTTGTTCATCAACTCCAAATAAATCAGTATTTAATACCTCATCAAAAGTAAGAAAAATATTTAAGATATCTTCCAATAATGTTTCAACTGATAATATTGCTGTTTTTATTGATGATATTATTTTTCCTATCGATGCCTTTATATCTTCAAGTTCGCCTTTTACATCTTCAATAAATTTTATAATATCTAAGATTCCATTCCAAAAGTCAATAATATCTTTTATAATATTATCTCTTATTTCATCCCCTAGTTCATTATCAAAATCTTCTAAAAAATTAATTGCTATTTGCTCTCTTGCATCGGCTTTGAATACAATATCTATATCTTCTATTACTTGATTTTTAGCTTTTTTAAAAGTTACATCTATGTTAGCTATTCCAAATCTTTTTCTATTCTCTTTAATGCTCCATGTACCAACATAAACTTCATGAGTACCATTAAACTTATCAATTAATGTTCCACTTGTAATATCTTCAAATGCTAATCTTAGAGCTTCTTTTTGATCTAAATAATTATCGCCACCTATATAAGCTTTGATTTTAAAAATATTATTATTAACTCCATTACTTTCAGTTTCAGTTCCACCATTGATAAATTTATGATCTATTAATCTTTGACCGCCAGAAAAATCCTCATCATCTGTATAAAAAGGTATTCCTCTAAAAGATGATTTATTTAATTTTGTAATATCAAAAGCCATTAGAATTGTTCTCCATTATTAAGAAATAAATCTGTTGATGTAGCACCTTTTGATTCCATTCCTTTTACTTTCCCATCTTCAATATTTACTGATATTGCAACTGGAACATTAGTTGATGAATTTTGTTGTATAGATTGTTGTGCTGCTGTTGGTGCTATATTTTGATTTACATCTACCCCACCATCACCAAATCCAAGACTTGTTGCAGTTTCCCATAATCCAGCGAAGAAATCACCAACTGGCTTCCAAGCATCAAGTAATGTAACCGCTGCTACTGCTAATGCTGCTACTCCTAAAACTATTAATCCTATAGGATTTAAACTAGCTATAATATTAAAAGCTATCATCCCAAGTTTAGCGATTTTTAAAGCTGCACTCATTGCTGTAATTGCTGGAGTAATTAACCACATTGTAGCTGTATATGCTAATGCTACTATTTTTGCAGCCAATAATGTACCTGCAAATATTCCAACTCCTGTTATTAGAGTTTCATTATTTTTAATAAAGTTTTGCATTGGTGCTGTTAATGCTGTCATTGCTGTAGCCATACCTCTAACCAATGGAGTTAAAATACTTCCAAAAGATATAGCTAATCCCTCAACTGCACTCATTAACTGAACGATACTACCCTCTGTTGAATCCATTCTGATTTTAGCCATCTTTTTAGCAACACCCTCTGAATTTTGAAGATTTTTAAGCATCTTATCAAACTCACCACTTGAAACTGCTTTAGTTAGATTAATAGCTCCTGCCATTGCTCTTTTACCAAATACTGCATCAAACGCTTTTATCGTTTTCACTTGAGATAAATTTTTAGCTTTTTTCCCAAATTCAAGCATTATTTTTTCCATAGATAGCATATTGCCCTCGCTATCTTGAACGGATATTCCTAGTTCTTTTAAAACTTTACTTCCTGCCGATGCTGGTGCTGCAAGATTTACAAAAGCATTTTTTAAAGCTGTTCCAGCCATTGAGCCTTTAATACCAACATTACCTAATAATGCTGTAGCTGTTGTGATACCCTCCATCGATTGACCTGCTGCAATTCCAATTGGTGCTGCTGTTTTTAGAGTTTCGAATAAAGTTTCCATATCAACATTTGCACTAGATGTTGCTGCAGCTAGAACATCAGCTAACTGTCCACTATCTTTAGCTTCTTTTCCAAATGCTCCAAGTAAATCTGATAAGATATCTGATGTTCTTCCAAGTTCTGTACCACTCGCACTTGCTAAATCCAAAAGTGATGGCATGGTTTTCATTATTTGATTTGTTTTAAAACCTGCTTTTGCTAAAAAGATTTGACCCTCTGCTGCTTGTGTAGCACTAAAAGCTGTTGTTGCTCCTAGTTTTTTAGCTTGTGTGGATAATAATTCCATATTTTTAGCAACTGGAACTGTCGCATCGGCACTACCAAATGCAACTGCTTCTAAATCTTTCATTGATTGTTCAAACTTAATAGCTGGAGTTAGTGCAGCTTTGAATGATAATCCAAGTGCTACTATTCCAACTGCTTGACTTCCAATATCTTTAGTATTTCTTTTAATATTTTGATTAACTCTGTTTAATCTATTTTGAGCTTTTGAGATTCCATTTATTGCTTTTTGAGTTCTTGATAATTCTTTATTTGTTTTTTGTGATTGATTTCCTAATTTTAAAAAGGCTTGAGCTATTGACCTTAATGGCTTAGTAGCTTTATCTATAATTGTTACTGAACCTTTTGCACCCTTAAAAGCCATATTTTACCTTTCAATATTGTTTACATAATCAAAGATAATAATTTTTCAACTATTATCTTTTGGTATATAAAGAATTGCTTGATTATAAAGTGAATCTATAATCGTTTTATTTTTCATCTCTGAAAGTTGAGTGTGAAATATTTTCATAATCACACCTATCTTATTTTGATACTCTCCAGCTATTCTAAATACTTTCCCACTTCACCGCTTAATGTAATATAATCTTTTATGTGAAGTGATGCAACTTGACCACTTGTTAATCCAAAAAGATTAGCGATTGTATCAGCCATTGAGCCTAGTTGAGATGAACCATCAGCGTTGAATGATACATCGTAAAAATCAGAAGCTGAAATATCTTTTTCATCTTTACATATAACTTCTTCTAATTCACCATTTTCAGCTGCATTTTGAATAGGTCTTTTTAATTTAAATTTTTGAGCCATTATCTTAACACCACATCGCCCATAAATTCAAGCTCTAAAGTACCATCTGCTGCTGTTACTGAATTGTTTGCAGTTTGAGTCATATTAGTACCAACTACTGTTGTTCCATCTATTAATTCTAAGACCATTTCAGCATCTTCTAAATCTCTAAGTTTTGCAGTATCAGCACTTTTTAGAGTAGAAACTTGAACTTTTATCATCCCTGCTTTTTTCTCTTGTGTTGTAAACATCATTTTTCCCGAACCATCGTCAAGAACTGGTGTTTTTTCTGCTGAACTTGGAGTATATTCTGCTGTACCTGTTTTTGTTTGAATCGTCACATTATTAACTGTGAGTCTTTTAATTCCAACTGATGCCATTTTTTACACCTCCCATTTAATTTGCATAGCTTGTTGAAGCAATACATTAATCACATTGATCTGCATTGATGAATCCATGCGATTTCCAACTTTTTCAACGACTAAGCTATCTTCAAAACCTTGTAAATCTTCACATACTGCATCATCTACAAGTTGTTCATAATTTAAAATAAGGTTTTGTTTATAAAGATTTGGTGTCATTACTTGAACACCTGCACCAAATGTATCAGCATCGTTTCCGACTTTCATATTTTGATATTGGCTCATTCTTACAACAAACGTATATCTTACATAAGAGATAGTTAAAAATACTCTTAAATCTGCATCGTCAATATCAATAGCGATAGATTGTGCATCTTTTTGTAATGTAGTTACTGTTCTATCAACAATTACTTTTGAGCCAACTGTTGTTAAAGTTGCAACACCACCACCAGCTAAAACATTTCTTTCAGTTCTGATTCTCTCATCAAGAGGTAATAAACCAGGAAGTGTTTTATTTAAATATCCGCTACCTGGTGAACTTTGAGCGATATCACCAACTAAACCAATCATATTTGCAGCTTGTTCAAATCCAGTTGCAAAAACTGAATAGTTATCAAGTATAGTTATGAACGCTGAATTGATAATATCTGTTTTAGTTGTTAAATTTGTAACTGTATCAGTAACACCAGTCAAACAAAAACCATCTAACATTTCAGTTGCTTTAAAATTATCTGTTAAAGCTGTATCAATAAGAATTAAATTTGCATTATCTGTATAAGGTTGTGCGATTAGATTAAATTGATTGTTTTCCAAAATAGGGATAACATCAGTTGTTAAATCTGGATCACCTGCACCTGTATTTAATGTAGCAAAATCAACAACAACTGCTGTAATACCTTGTGGAGTTTCATCATCATTATTATAGTTCATTCTAGCTTTTAAAGTATTTCCATAAGTACCTTTATGAACTGCTGTAAATGTTAATCCCCCAAGTGTATCATCTGCTGTTGTGAATTGAGCTTCATCATCTGCATCTAAAGTAGCTTTTAATAGTGTTGCTATTTCTGCTGCTGTATCATCAATAGCTACTGCAACTTTATAAGCTTTACCATTTATATAAAATGCTAATGTTCCTGCACTTGTAGCAGTATTAGTTAATGTTAATGTTGCTGTTGCTTGTGTACCAGCTACTAAATCATCTAATGCGATAACTTTTAACTTAACGCTCTTATTGATATCATAATATCTACCAATAGCATGAGCCAACATTGAAGTTTTACCAAATTTAGCTTGTGCTTCCGCTGCACTAAATATATCTATTACTTGATCTGTTACCGCTGTTCCTGCTGCTGTTTTTTGTCCGAAAATTAAAGCTGTGTACTCTTGCTTAACTGTGCCAGTAGTAGTTGCTGCTTTAACTAATTCAGCTTGAACGAATGGGATATTTAGATCAAAAATTTCAACAAAATCCATTATTTATTCTCCTCTTTTTCTTGAGATACTTTCTTTTGAGATTTCTTTTTACTCAAATCTTCAATCGTTATATCTTTATCGTTTTTTCGATTCTTCCAATAAGTTGTAATTTTTGGAATCACGATACCATCTTTCGGCACTCTTTTCATTGTGTCAGGATTAATAACCTTTAAGCCCTCTTTAGGAATGATTCTAATCATTTTCCGGTACTCCTGGATTTGTAATTTGTATATGGTCGATACTGCCTTGAACATC